AAAGCACGAACATCATTGCTCAATTGGTGAACTTCCGCTTGTAAAGCCTCAACTTGGGCTTCTATTCTGCCAAAATCTCTCGCATCAATATCACTCATAACAGTTGTTCCTTACGGGGTCGCCCCATAGGACGCTTCAAAGTTATTGTCTGCCTTGTTCCATCAACCTTTTCAACCTCCACAACAGCAGAAGTATCAACCTCTGTGTATTCAGGATGTCTACGCATCTCGACAATATCAAAGTCATATCTGAATTCGACTGTATTGCCTGATTTATTGCAACGAAACAAAGCCATATTTATCCTTAAAAGAAAGGGGAGCAAGCCCCCCGATCTTTAGACCATACGAACTACAACTAGTCGTAAGGTTGATGAAGCCAAGTCAGCCGTTGAGCCAGACTCGTTTTGGATGCGGAATTTAACTGTATTGGCGGCTGAGACATAACCCGTCACAGTCAAACCAACCAAATCCACACCTAAAGACGCACCAATAACCATGTCACCCAAAGCGACACCCGCTACTGTTACATCATCAGTTTCCCCTGCGCCATCGACTAAAGAGCCAGCGTCAAGAGTAGCCCGAACTGACCAAGTATCAGAGAATAAACCCCGAAAACTGTCAGTACCTCTGCGTGTTACAACTGCACTTGCTGTTGCCATAATAATTTCTCCTAATTAGGTTAAAAAAGTCCCCCCACCACTAGGGCAGGGGGCGCAACTGCAATTAGGCAGGAACTAAGAGAGCAAACATAGATGCAGACTTAGCCTGACTTACGCTTGCCGCCGCACGAAGAATCTGAACGCCATACAACGTATCAGATGTGAACAGCGTAGCAAGGTACTCTTGCTTGTACTGAACTTGTGAACGCACACCAATTTGCTCAACCAGAACCAAAGAGTCTTTGTGTCCCATCAAACAAACACGGGCGGCGGCAGAACCTGATGCTGTGTCGCAATTGCTTGAGACAAACACAGGGATGCCATACAAGTTACCGATCTCACCTGTGCGGATGGTATTGTTAGTACCGCCAACAAAGGCTTGTTCTGTGTAACGTGCCAAGCCCATCAGCGTGTTACGGCTTGAGGGTGGGATGATGAAGAAGCGACCATCCATAGGAGTGTCGGTGTCATCCATGCGCTGAATAGTTCTGCGGATAGCGGCATCGGTCAAGGCTGTCTCGTTGTTGCTTGCGGCAACATAAGCAGTCGTACCATCACCACCAATAAACGCACCAGTTGCATAGGCGTTAGTACCAGCACCACCATTGGTTGAACGTCCAAGGTTAATCAAGTCAGAATCGACTTGTTTAGCCAAAGAGTAACCAGCATCTGCTGTGTAGAAGTTACGCAAACTGTTTAAAGCCTGTGCTTCTACGATGTCTTCAATCAAACGGCTATATTCATAGTGTTTGTCAATTGCTACCTGAACTTCTGATTCCGTTGCCGCAATCAAAGTTACTTGTGAACCAGCCGCCTTTGCAGACGCTGAACCACGGGTAGGAGCAGGAACGTGAACTACATCACCCTTCTTGCCCTTGAAAGACATCTTCATAACCAAGTTTGCTAAAACGAGGTTCTTCTTATAAGCCGCAACAATTTCGTCACTCCATATTTCAGGAATGAACGTTGCCGCTGTCGTTACTGTCACATTATTTGTACCTAAAGGCATGATAAATCTCCAAAAAGCGATAAGTTAATTATTTGACCCGACCTTCTGCGTAGGCTTGCATGATCTCGTCACTCAAGGCTTCGTATCTGTTCGGATCGGTCATTTTCAGCCGAATAAGGTCAGCCCGTCTATAAACCCTCTTTCCTGATTCACCACTACCACCTATATCAACACCCGCCGCTTTAAGGTTAGTCTTGCGAGTTGCTTCACCAGCATCACTCGTTTGTTTCGCCTTTACGCCACGTAACTGTTTATAAGTAGTAAGTAATTCGTTTGCACTATCGTAATCAAACTCACCATCAGCCTTGGCAAACAGATTTATGCGAACAGGTGAAGATTTCACCCAATTTGCAAAGTCTGGGTCTGAAGCAACCTGACCATAGTCGGGATGCTCTTGCACTAACTTTTGCTGAATCTGCATCCTTTTGAAGTCGTGAGCCGCTTGGCGACCTGCAACTACATCTGGATGGTTATCGACAGTTTGACGAATTGCCTCTTTTGGATTCTCAAAGAAGTCTACTTCTGGTGCTTCCTCTTTAATAGATTGCTTGTTAGAACTGAGGTTCTGCTTTATGAGTTCATCTGCTAGTTTGCGAATTTCGCCTACTTCTTTCCCTTGACGATCAATTAACTTGTTAGCCTCTTGATGCATCTTGATAACATCTTCTAGACTTTTATCCCGATAGAAATTGGGAATGTCCGAAAGTTGCTCAGTTTCAGGGAGTCTTTCTTGCTGTTGTTCTTCAACTACGTCTAACTCACTTGGCGACTCATCTTCATTTTCAATCAACATATTTTTCCTTTTCCTGCGTGTTTATCGTTCTCAGGACATTTAACTTGCACTTTTTACAAGTTGTTACTTTGCTCCCACTTCAGTCTGTCAAGGTGTTTCTTCTCGAACTTCCCATGTTCTGATGGGAAAGAACCAGACCACCCTTCCAATTTGAAGTTAGGTGCGCTTATGAGGCGGTTGGCTGTTGCTCCGCACTCACATAAGAAATCCCGTGTCTCATAATCACAGAATCTCTCAGTTTTATGCCCGTTTTCACAGGCAAAATCAAATAGTCTTTTCATTCAATTCCTCAAATGCTCTCTCGCTGACCTCTTTCAAGGTTCTCAGCCATGTGAGTATTGACAATTCGCCCTTCTTGAATTGCAAGGACTTTTCGTCAGGGATTGTACTGATATTGTTCAACGATTCAATCATTGTGTCAATATCTTCCATTAAGTCTTTCCACCCCTCTTTTGACATCAAGTCAAAACGGGCTTCATAGTACTTTTGCAGTTCTGGGGTCACTTGGCTTCCAAAGCCACGATACGGGCGGTTAGTGCGTTGATTGTTGCTTGCTGTTCTTGGATTGCTTTAATGAGCATAGGAACAAAAACGCTGTATTTAACAGCCTTTGTTGTTGTGCCAAGGTCATTTCCTTCAAAATCTTTATCAAAAGACTCATCAACCATTGAAGGGAAAATTTGTTCTATTTCTTGGGCAATTACACCAATTTGTTTATGTGTTGGGTCATTTTTTAAATTGTAGTTACGCACTTTTACTTGCATTAGGTCAGCAAGTTTTGGCGTGGCATCAATAATGTTTTCTTTTAATTTAACATCTGACATAGCACCATAACTATTATTGGTATTTTGAATGTTGCCATTACCATAAATAAATATGTTATTTGTAGTTAAAGAAGTTCCATTACCAGATTGACCCACATAGTGATACCAACTTGTTGACGCAGTAGTTACAGAACTTGATGTATAAACTGTACTTGTTGTTGCATTTGGTAAAGAAGAAGTAACTTTTCCATTGGAACTTGTAGTCCCTATTAGCACATCACCGTTAGAGGCGATACGCATACGCTCTGTCATTGAGCCAGCACTATTTGCCGTCTTAAACACTAAGCGACCAGGCACTTGGTTTGTCGCTACTGTTCCATCACAATCGCCAATAATAAGAGATGAATCAATAAATCCTGTTCCATCTGACCCTCGATATGCTAAATATCCAATCGTGTCACCAGATGCCACAGCAGTCATAGAGCCATCAGTTGTGCCTCTGCTACGCTGAAAATCAAATAATGGGGCTGTTCCAGCCGATGTGCCGTTATATGAAGTATTACTAATACCGCCAAAATTTCCGTTTCCAGCAGTTACTACGGCAATTTTTTCATTAAGCCTAATATTGTTTGTTGATGTTGTAGTGCCAACTAAAACATTCTGTGAAGTATCAACAGTAATCGCAGTAGTGCCAGCAGACTGCAAAGTTAGCGCAGTAGCAGATGCAGATGAAAGTGAACTGATAACTGGTGTAGTTAGAGTTTTGTTTGTCAGGGTATCTGTGGTTGCCCGACCCACCAAAGTATCTGTGGATGTTGGTAGGGTCAGAGTACCAGTATTAGAGATTGTGCTGATTACAGGTGCAGTCAGGGTCTTATTGGTTAAAGTATCTGTTGTTGCTTTACCAACTAGGGTATCAGTTGCCGCAGGTAGAGTGATGGTGGTAGTACCAGCCACCGCAGTTGCTTGCAATGTGGTTGTCCCTGAAGTCGATCCAGAGAGGTCAATCGCATTAGGTTTTAGGGTTACTGTCGTTGCCATATTTTTCCTTAAATATCTGTTGCGCCATCAAACTCAGACTTTTGCTTAATGATTGCATAGAGTTGCGCTCTGTCAGCACCCACTACATAGTCACTACCGCTAATCTGTACCTTACCAGCACTCAAAGGTTGTTTGCCTTGCTCCCTAGCCTGTTGTGAGGCATAGCCGTAGAAAGTTACCTCAGTTCCTTGACCCTTAAAGTCTTCTTGGACTGCGCCAATGTTCCAGTAAGTTGCTGGAATCCCATAGTCTGTGTCGATTGATTTGAGTAATGCCATGTTTTTCCTTATGCGGCTGTTACAACATTAGTCCAAGTAGTTGAACCATTTGTATTGATATACATTCTATTTGCTGTGCCAGAACCATCAGAACGCAAATATATAGAACCCTGTGCGGCAGATAATGTAGGTGCGCCAGAACCAAAGAAAATTCCAAAACTTGCTGTTGATGAAAATCTTAATCCTGTGTTTAAAGTTCCACCAGCAGGTATTGCGGTTGAATTTAATATCGCAAGTCCACCAACAGAAGTTATATTTCCACCACCTTTTGGTGTTAATTGCAAACCAATAGTTCCATCAGAACCTTGGGCAGAAATTGCAGGCGCACCACTAGTAGCCGCACCCGTCACCTGTACATAGTTAACAGCAGAGGCTGTGTGGGATACACGCATTTGCTCTTGGCTATTTGCGTTTGTAAAAATAGATACGTTATTTGCGCCTGTTGAACTAAGCGTTAAAGCCGTAGATGAAAATAATACAGGTACTGTTGAAGAACCACGAACGGATATAAATTGCCCAGTTCCAGCGCTTTGATTATCAAATACACGAAATGATGGTGTAGAAGTGTTATTTGGAGTGTAAAAGTCTAAGTTTTGACTAAGACTTCGTATAACAGGCGTACTACCCACAGTAGCATAAGCAGTAGCACTACCACTTGAGAATGTTATTGTTGGTTGTTCTACATAGCCAGAGCCAGCGTTGGTGATGGTGTATGCAGTTGTTCTAACACCCCATGCGGTAATGTTAAATGTTGCACCAGTTCCAGCACCGCTTGAAGAACCTTGAGATATTGGATTGGTTGGTAAAACTGTATAAGTTCCTGTTTGAACTGCCGTAAATGTTGCAACAGCAGAACCAGATAATGAAGCAACAGTAAGAATAATTGATGTGCTAAAAGTACCACCAGTTAAAGTGATGGTGTCAGCAATAGCATACCCACTTCCACCTGATGCTACTGAAATTGTTACCGCATTCATAGCACAAGTACCAGTAGCCTGAACACCGCCAGCAGTCGTTGGGGCAGAAATAGTAATCGTTGGAACAGTTGTATATGAACCAGCCGCAGTTCCAGTAATAGCAGTAACAGTACCACCATTGCTTATGTTCACACCGCTTGAACCAGCCGCTAGGTCAATAGCACCAGTTCCCTTGCTATCTAGCACCAATGCAATGTTTGAGTCGCTTCCAAGCGTCTGAAACTCAACCGCCTTGGTTGTAGCGCCGCCTGTTAACTGTCCGTAGTTAGCAGAACCACCGCCACCGATTAGAGTTGTAAATGTGCCAGTATTTGGAGTTGTGTTACCAATGGTAGGAGGGCTAGATAGGTCTAATGTTCCACCTAAAGTCAGGTTACCAGTGGTTGTAACTGTGCCTGTTAAAGTTAAACCATTAACAGTTCCAGTACCACCGACAGAAGTAACAGTACCTGTGCCATCACCTGCCGCCCAAGACAGAGCACTTCCATCAGTCTTTAGATATTTATTGGCATTTCCAGTTTGACTTGGCAAAACTGTACCCGCACCCCCAGAAGTAACAAGTTTGATTCTTTCTTGCAACTCAGGAGCGACTACCTCTCCCACATTGATCTCTTGACCAGTAGACAAGGTAATAACCAAAGAACCATCAAAGTCAATCTGAGCATTGGAGACAGAAACACCATCTTTTCCGTCTATTCCGTCTTTTCCATTCAGACCATCTTGCCCATTCTTACCATCTATGCCTTGGCGACCATCTGCACCCTTATCGCCCTTGTCACCCTTGTCACCTTTTTCAGGAACAATCGACTTGGCAACCTCTAGTTGTGCTGTGACCTTGTTTTCCATCACTTTGATGGCTTCAACTATCAAATCTACATTGTCTTGAATAGCCTTTTCCTCTTGTTGGCGCAAAGCCACAAGAGTTTCTTCCATCTTATTGATGGCATCTAACTTCTCATCAAAAGATGAGTCTGTTGACTCAATGCTTTGGATAAGTTCCTTGATATTAGCCATTCTTTAGACCATCTGTGAGTTTGGTAAGGAAATCTTGCTTAACTTGTGACTGAGAATTGAGTTTATCAGCCATCTGTAACTCAACAATCTTAGATTTGTTCTTGATGTCAGCCTCTTTGAGCATCAAATCAGCAATCTTGACTCTCTTATCAAACTCCCTTTGGTTAGCATCAGCCTCATTGGGTAGATTCTTAGTCAAAGATGCACTCATCTTGGCTTGAACTTCCTGTGGCATCAACTGAGCCTCGACAGTTAACTTGGTAGCCTCTGCACGATTCTGTTCTGCCTGAGTAGTATTGACTGCAATCTGTGCTTGTGCCGCTTGCATTGCCAATTGTTGTTGCACTTGTTGCATTTGTTGCGCTTGTGGGTCAGGTTGACTCATCTTCTCCAACATAGCAATCAGTTCCATCCTGTTAGATAGGCTTGAATTAGCCAAAATGCCCTTCAGAATCACAGGCAAGACGGGAGTGTTAGGGCCAAGTGTTTGCAATAAGCCAATAAACTGCTGTTGTTCGTACTCACGGGCGATAATTCCAAGGGTAGCCGTAGGAATGAAGTTCATGTCAACAGAGGGGTAACGCTCTGGATCGAACTGCATGAACCTGAAAGCCGCCTTCTTGAT